CCAGTTGATACGCTATTCTGTTGAATATAGGGATGAGGATGAAGACGACCTCATTGTCAGCAGGATAGTATCAAAAATAATATTGAATTAAATATGAATAACAACGTTCAGCACATTAAAGCTACTGAAGAACAGTTCTTTAAATTATGGATCAACATGCTTCAGCCATTTCTAAAACTACGAAAGCAGGAAGTGGACATGTTAGCTAAAATGCTTTATTACAGATACAAAATCTCTTGTAACGTAATAGATAAAACCACAGTCGACTCTATTCTCTTTTCCGAAGAGAACCGCCGTAAAATGAGAGAGGAATTGAAATACGAAATATATACTTTCAATAACAATCTCGTTATCTTGAGGAAGAAGAAATTAGTGAATGGAAAATCTATCAACCTGGCTATAGTGCCAAATGTTAAGAAAGATTTCAAAGAATTCAATTTCACTTACTCAATATCAATCAAGCCTAAAGAGAATGAAATTTAAAGACGACAAAAAAAGACAAACTTTAGAAGAGAAAAGAATTACTAAAGTTAGTTTTGAATTAGGAGTTCCTGAAGACATAGTTGAGAGATCAATAGAAGTATTGTTTAAATTTGTAAAATCTAAAATAGAACAAACAGACTTAAAGCAAGAAAAAACATTATCTGAAGAAGAGTTTAAAAAACAAATACCAATTATTAAAATACCGCATTTAGGGTTTATAGTACCAAGTCACAAAGTATACTTAACAATTAAAAAAAGACAGAAATAATATGAAAGATTATAACAACATTAACACAACACTGATTAAAAATGAAGCAGGAATATTAGTAGAGCCAGATTTTCTATTAAAAAAACCAGAAGACAATGATAATTTTAAAATACAAGACGGCAAAATAGAAGCTCACAATAGAGCAAGAAGAGATGAGATTAGAGCGCCAAAGCCAGGAATAAAAGTCCCTTTTTCTGCAGTAATGGTAAAGGCAGTTAGGCCAAAGATGATCAATACTCTTGCTCACATGGGAATGATTAAAGTAGATATCGAAGGAGACGAGAGATATAAGCGCGAAGCATTAACTATGGTTAGGCCAATCTTTGATGAGCAAGAGATAGTAAGTCTTGGTAAACATGCTGAGGAAAACTTTTCTGTAGGAGATCTAGTTAAGATAGACTTCAGAAGATTTATGGCGCTACGCGATACAAATGTTGACAGTCCAGATGGACAATTATCCAAAGAAATTGACGTGCCTATTAGTACTATCGACGGTCATGAATATGTAATCATAGACCAGCGTGATATTAAGTGGACATTCGAGAGAAACCATCAGCTTGATGACTTAAAAGGATATGAAGATGAGGTTATTCAGGAGTAGTGACGGCTTTAACGTAGAAATAGATCCGGAGGTTTTGTTAATCAAAGCCTTCAGTGATTTATACATGGATAGAAAAGGAGATGAGAATATTATACGTAAAGAATTTGCTTATGTATATTTCTATCTAGACATGGAATCAGATTTTATGCATGAAATAGATGATGATGTACGTCATGAAGACGTAAAAAAACATGTCAATCTGCCAGCAAATTGGGTTCCTGATGAATATGTAGTTGAATGTTGTGAAGTATTTAAAAGCTTTTATACTATAACAGCTAAATTACTTAGATCTACTCAGAGAGTTGCAGATAAGATAACGAAAGAACTTGATGAGATAGATTTGTCAGCAACAGATAAGAATGGGAAGCCGATTTATGATATTAAAAAAATTATAGATAGCGCAAAAGCCGTTCCTGGCTTAATGGAGACGATTGTTAAAGCCGAAAACGAATATATTCGCGGACAAAAAGAATCTAATAAGAATTCAGGATCTAAGGTAAAATCTATGTATGAGGATATGTAGTAATTTTTATTATATTTGTAGAATATAATAGAAAACGATACAAATGAAAGAGTTCCAATTAAATAATAGTGTTTCAACTAATATAGACGAGGAATTTTTAAAGGCTCTAAAGAAAGAAGAAAGGGATATGCTGCTCGATTACGTGACAGCTATCCCTTTTATTCGTAATTTAATAAGCATAGATCGTAAATTCGCAAAAGATCTGCAGCGTTGGGAAGATCCTAATAACACAGAACTTGAAATACCAAGGACTCCGGACCCTAAAGGCAGAATACACGTAGAAGTAACAAATCCTCATATACTTGAGAATATGGATTACTTCAGACAAGCTGCATTACACTTTGAAGAACACGGAGTATATACAAAATTAAAACCAAGCAAGAACCCATATAGTGATTATAGAATTTTCTGGGATGAAGAGATCAGAAGATGCTGGGAAGGTTATATTAGAGAAAGTGATGGAGAATGGGTTACCGGATATTTTTATTTTTATCTGAACTATTCTCCAATCATGAAATCAAAAACAAGAAAAGGGTCCAGGAGAGCAGACCGTGTCCAGGGACTTCCAGATTTTTATGACGGGGATTATTTATTTTTTCATTATTTAGATCAAGCAAGGGAAGCAGGTTCTCACACTGTAACACTTAAAAAGCGTGGGGCCGGATACTCACTTAAAGGCGGAGCCAAGATGGGAAGAAACTTTATTCTTGGCGAAAGTTCAGACGCAAAGAAAAATGTAGTTAGTTTAGCTATAGCTAATGAGAAAGAATACTTAACCAAAGATGGTATTCTAAATAAATTCGTAGATGTTATTGATTTCTGCTCAGAGCACACACCATTTCCATCTATCCGCGAGCTTAAAAACTCATGGATAAACATGCACTGGATGATGGGCTACAAAGAGAAGGAAACTGGTATAGAAAAAGGTACCCATAACCAGGTTATCGGAATCACACTTAATAATGACCACGAAAAAGCCAGGGGTAAGCGTGCCGCGCTTATAGAGTGGGAAGAATTTGGTAAATTTGACAATGCAATTAAAGCTTGGAACATTGGACGGCCATCTGTAGAAGAAGAAGGAGGTTTTGTATTCGGACTTATGAATGCGTACGGAACAGGTGGTACTGAGGGCGCCGCGTTTGCCGGACTAAGAGAATTGTTTTATAATCCAGGAGGATACAATGTATTGTCAATTCCTAACGTATTTGACAAGAACAGTAATGCTGACAATAGATGCGGATTCTTCCATCCTAGTTATTTAAATATGAAGGGACAGATGGATGCTAATGGGAATTCGGATGTTATTTCTTCTCTTCTTAAGATAATACAAAATAGGATACTCGTTAAATACAACTCAAAAGAGGCTAGTACGATTACTCAGGTAATAGCTGAGAACCCAGTAACTCCACAAGAGGCGATAATGAAAGTATCAGGATCTCATTTTGATACTGTAGAGATTAGAGACTACTTAGAAGAGTGCAGAGTTAATGAAAATAAATTCACTTCAAGTCATTTAATTGGTGATTTAGTAATAAAGTCTAACGGAAAAATAGAATTTCAACCTAACTTTGACAAGACTCCTATAAGAAAATACAAATGCGATAAAGATAATTTAGCCGGATCTATAGAGATATTCTCGATGCCGCAAATAGACTTGTCTTCTGGTGACCCATTTAAGTACAGGTATATTGGCGGTATAGATCCTGTTGATGCAGATTATATATCAACTGGATCATTGGCAAGTATCTTTATATTTGATTTATGGACCGATGAAATAGTTGCGGAATACACTGGTCGTCCGGACCTGGCAGAAGATTTTTATGAGATTTGCAGAAGATTATTAATATTCTATAATGCTGCAGGAAATTATGAAAGCAACATTAAAGGATTGTTTGGTTATTTCAATGCTAAAAACTCATTATATTTACTATGTGATACTCCTAGATACCTGAAAGATGCTGATGAACAGAGAGAGCCAATGATGGGAGGTAATAGATCTAAAGGAACTAGAACTACTACATTTATTATAGATGACGGATTAAGATTACAGAAATCTTGGCATAGAAGTGTTCATGAAAAAGTAAACTCAAAAGGAGAGACAATAAAAATACCTCAACTTAAGCGTATAAGATCTTTAGGTTATCTTGAAGAATTATATGAATTTAATCGTGATGGTAACTTCGATAGAGTATCTGCTATGAATATGGTAATGATACTTCGTCAGGAGCGTTTGAGATTAACAGAATCTAGAGATATAGATAAAGTAGAAGAGCCGTACATAGAAGAAGATGAATTTGTTAAAGCAAATTATACAGACGGAAGTTTGATTTCAGAAGACTATGAATTATTTGAACAATCATATAATCCAAAAAATAATTACTAAAATATATAACGATGGGTAAAACATCATTTCCTCCTCAAAAGAAAAAATTTAAAGACAAGGGTCCAAAGTGGCGTAAAGAGCATTTTGGATGGGCCAAGAATGCTATATTCTCAGAAGACTCTTTGATTAGATCTTCTGTTGCTAGAAAAGATAGAAACATCAGATCTTATTTAGGTAGAATTGACATAAACGAATATATAACTCTTCTTAATCCAAATGCACTTAAGAAGTTTGCTATACCTACAGAAATTCAACATCATCCAATTGCAGCGCCATATTTAAACGTACTTATTGGCGAGGAATTTGACAGGAGATTTGAATGGAGAGCAATCGTAACAAATCCAAATGCTATTTCAAAAATAGAAATGGATAAGAAACGTATGTTCGAAAAGAAGATAATTGAACTACTTGAAGATACAACTCTTACAGAGGAAGAGGCTGCTAAGCAATTAAAAGCTTTTGACTATTATGTGAAATTTGAATACCAAGATATTCGCGAGAAACGTGCAAATTTATTACTTCGTCATTATATAAAAGAACTTGATTTGAAATTAAAATTCAATCAAGGATTCAAAGATGTGTTATTAAATTCTGAAGAAGCATATCTAGGTGAGGTTTATAATAACCGACCAAGTATAGAAGTAATGGATCAGAACAAAACTTTTGTAATCAGATCTGGTAACTCTAATCGCTATGAAGACGCCGATGTAATTATTAATTATGAATACATGGCGCCGGGTATGGTCCAAGATAGATATTATAGATATTTATCTGAATCAGATACAAAAACTATAGACGAAGCTTGCGGAATAGCTTATGCCAGATATGATGGATCAGATCTTGAAAGAGACGAACAAGGTATAGATTACGGAAGAAGAGAAATGATGAGAGATTATCTTTCTATGCCTGGTAAATTAAAATCTAATTTTTCTGCAGGACATTCTCAAGTAGTCGACAATGAAGGAAACATACGAGTTATTAGGCTTTATTGGAAGTCTAGAAAAATGATCAAACGTGTAAAAACTTATGATCCGGAAACAGGAAAACCAGTATTTACATATCAGTCAGAAAGCTATGTAGCTAATGAAGATCTTGGTGAAGAAGTAGAAGACTACTGGGTTTCTCAGTGGTGGGAAGGTGTAGAAGTTGGGGATGAAATTTATCCTTATATAAAACCACGCGACATTCAGTTCAATAAATTTGATGATCCAGGGTATAATCACCCGGGAATCGTTGGGCAGATTTATTCAATCCACTCATATAAAGCTTCATCAATGATGGATATGGCTTTTCCATATCAATTGATTTATGACGCGACTTTTCACCGTATGCAAGACGCAATGAGTAAATTCTTTGGCAGTTTGGTTGTTGTGGATTTGGCAAGTTTGCCTCCGGGATGGGATCTAAATAAATGGATGTTCTTTGCGAAAAAAGCAGGTATATCTGTAAAAGATAGTTTCAAAGAAGGAAACAAAGGTATGGCTACTGGTAAATTAGCTGGAGGTATTCCTAACTCTGGACAAAGTATCAACCAACAACTTGGAGACTTCATTCAACAACAAATAAATATTTTAAGCTATGTTGAAACACAGCTTGGGAGAATTGTCGGTGTCCCACCTCAAAGACTGGGTGACATACAAAACAGAGAAACGGTTGGCGGCGTCGAGAGAGCTGTTACGCAGTCAAGCTATATCACTAACGAAAGATTTAAGATCCATGATAACGTTAAGAAAAGGGTATTAACGATGTTGCTTGAATTATGTAAAGTTGCATTCAAAGGATCTAAAGTCAAGTTTCAGTACATAAGCGATAATTACATTAACGAGACATTTGAAATAGGTGATGAATTCTGCGAAGAAGAATATGGTATCATGGTAGATAATGATACTGACTTATCTAAAATGGAAAACATGATGGATCAATTAACTCAGGCAGCATTACAGACTCAGGCTATCAGATATAGTGATGTGTTTAAAATCTACAATTCTTCTAGCTTAAGTGAGAAACAAAGAATTATAGAAAAAGGAGAAGAAGATGCTATAGCTAGAGCACAAGAAGAGCAACAACAAAATCTTCAAGCTCAAAAAGAACAAACTCAAGCTATGCAGCAAACTGCTCAAGCACAGCAAGACATGTTAGAACGTCATCATAACGATAAGATGGTTCTTGATAAATATAAAATAGATCAAGATAACTTAACTAAACGTATGAGTGATGAAGCTAAAGGAGTGGATAACGCCATGAAGATGGATGCTGAATCTGAAGCATTATATATTGAAGATAAGAAGATTCAATTAGAATACGATAAACTATCTAGTGATTCAATGAAAGAAATGTTATTACTAGATGAGCAAATAAGAAGTAATAGAGCTAAAGAGGCTAACGAGAAAGCCAAAGTAGCAGCCGCGAGAAGTAAACAAACAATAAAAGCATAAGTTTTATGTATTTTAGACATAAGACATATTGTTTTAAAATATAAAAGCAATAGATTTGTAATGCAAGAATACAAGATCGATATTTAGTAATTTAAAAAGAAGACAAATGGATGAAGAATTATATCTATCAATAGATAGTTTAGCTGTAAAGCAAGGAGACGCGGCTAATGCTGAAGAAGCAGAAAAAAAAGCAGGAGAAGAAGTTGAATTAATAGAAACTCCCAAAGAAGAAGATATAAAGCCAGGAGAAGTTACAACTCCTGAGAAAGAAGAAAAAAAGGAAGAAACCCCTGATTCAGAAAATAACGATTCGTCTTCTACTATATCGGTTCTTGCAAACTATTTAAAAGAAGAAGGGGTATTTTCTTCTGAGATAGAAGGGCTGGATAAAGTAAAAAGTATAGAAGACTTAAAGAATATTATCGCAAAACAAGTAGAGACTTCAAGATTTAGTGATCTAAGCGAACCTCAAAGAAGATATCTAGAATCTATAGAATCTGGGATACCATTAAACGAGTATGAGCAACTACAACGAGAAGTTAGTAATCTAGAATCTATAAGTGTCGAAGAACTTGAAGATCCAGAAGCACAAGAATTAAGATTTAATATTATAGCTCAGGATTTAATTCAAGCAGGCTTGCCGAAAGACAAAGCCGTAGACATGGCAAACAGAAGTATAGAATCTGGTAAAGATATAGAAGATGCAAAAGAATCTATTAAATCGCTATATAGTAGAGCAGTTGAAAACTTTAAGAACACTGTCAATACTAAAAAAGAAGAGAAGCAGGCTTCTTTGGCTGAAGTCAAAGCACTTGTTGAGAGCAAAACTTCGATAATGAATGATATTGTCTTATCTAAAGAAGATAAAGAGAAGATCTATAAAACGATGACAACTCAAGTAGACACGACTCCAGAAGGGATGCCGTTGAATCAATTTGAAAAATGGAGAGCTGATAATAAACTAGAAGCTGAGATTATATTAAATGCATTATATGTTAGTACAAATGGATTTAAAAATCTAGGTGTAATTAAAACAGAAGCTAAATCATCAGCAGCAAAACAATTAGAAGAGAAATTAAGATCTATAGATAAAGAAGAATTGGGAAATTCACTTAACTCTGGAACTAAGACAAGTAAATATACTCTTCAATAAAATTTAAATAATAAAGGATAACACAATAAATAATTATAGATTATGAAATTAGACAGATGGCAGATGACCGAACTTAAAAATTGGAACGGTCCTATATTCGATCCAGAGGCTACGTTAAAAGCCCTGTATAAAACGCAGCCAGAGAAAATCAGAAAGAATATGGTGAAGCTTAATGCCATCTATTCTGGAAGAACTTTGGAAGATGCACTAGAAGAACTTGGTGTTAAATATGTTGACACGCTTAATGATTTCTACTACGAAATTATTGCTAGTTCAAGACGTAATGTTCAATTGGTTGAGGCTAGAGTAAACGGAATAGTAGTTACTGGTGCAGAGCCAAATAACTTACTTATCGGTGGATCCGTAATTGAACTTGTGTTTGGTGAAGACTACTTCTTCGATGGAGAAGTTATTGTTGGTGAAAAAAATGAAAAATATCCTGTAAGAGTAATTGCTGAGCCATTACCAGAAGGAGATAATACAGTTTATAAAGTAGAGGCTTGGGGATTACCATCAGGTATTCCTGCAACTGAATTTGTTTCTGGTAAAAAATTCTCTGTAGAGTACGCTCCGGCAGCAAGAGGTTTATCTAGAAGCCAAGGAGGTGTTAGACGTCCATCTAC